CCATTAAATTCAAAATCACTTGGAGCTCCACCACCACCATTGTAATCATTTGCTCCTATGAATATTCGTTGACCCGCAGTGTATGTAATAGAATTGCTCCATGATTGAGTTAAATTTCCATTAACATATATTTTATTCTCAGAACCAGTTCTTGTCCAGGCAAAATGATTCCAGGTGTTTGGACTAAATACTTGACTGTCTGATGTTCTCTGTACAAAAGCACTACCAGTTCTATCAAACATTCGTATACCTTTACTATATGCATAAACTGCAAATGCATTATTTGAACTTGAATCAGTATACTCAGAGGTTGCTATAAGGGTGCGACTTAAACCATCCCCCAAGGTATCATAGAACCACATTTCAATTGTAAAATCGTCACTGCCAAAATCCAATTGACTTGTGTTAGTTACTGCTATGCTATCATCAGTTCCATCAAAGTACCAACTTCCACCATAAAAATTGCTTATTGTTGTTATACCAGCAGCATTTCCATTTGCCGTGATTGTCTTTGTTGTGCTTCCACTATTAATCTGGTTACTTACATCATCTTTAACACCAACTAAAGGTAGTGCTAATACCAAACTACTTGCATCAGCATCAGTCCTTACACCAGCTCTTGCAACCTTACCACCACCATCAGTATTCAGGATTGGTAGTGCTCCTGTTGATTTTTCTAGTGTATTAGAACCACCAAAGTTTACTGGTGTCCAGTTGTTTCCTCTTCCTGATTGGTCTTGACCGATTGGTGCGGAACCATCCATTGGGAGGTGGAATCCGTTTGTGCCAAATCCTTTTGAGTCATTAAGTCCATCTACAAGCAAAACACCATCAATTTCAAAAGCAGCAAGTTGACCACCACCACTGATGGATCTATATTCAAAAGAACTAATATCAATTGGGAATGTAAGATATGAAGTCAAATCAAACCAAGCAAGAGCACCTGGAGTCCCTAATCCCAAATCAGCAGCAGTTTTTGTTAATGTTGTTCCCCCATTATATGTAATTTTAAAATGATTATCAGAATGTCCACTTGCAGCATATGCATACATTCTAACAGAAGAATATGCTTTTATTGTTGATGGTGGAGTGAATGTATAGTCATCTGGATCACTTGAACCACTTGCTCTATCAGCATATGAAGTAATACTATTATCAAAAGCATTTGAAGCATTAGCTATTGGATCTGTTGCAGATAAACTACTACTCCAAGTTGTTCCATTATTAGGTCTTGTTGTTGTTTGAAACTTTTTAGGTCTCCAAGTGTTTGTGAGTGGGTCAGTATATCCAAAGTATTCGGGTCCTAATGCTTGGCCGTCAATCCAATATGCATTTGACATATAAAGATTAGCAGCAGATCCCATTCTATGGAATTGTGCTGTGTTGAAGAAAGTTGAAAAATTTAAAGTTGGATAAACTAAGTTATTAAAATCTGTTGTTAATTCTCCATTTATATAAAGTTTTATCCTGTCAGATTCTGTATCTTGAGTGGTATCAAGCATAAAATGCATGTGATACCATGCTGAAGTATCTCTAAATTTTCTTGTAGGGTTCAATCTGAATTTGTATGAACCCCCATTAAATTGAAAAAGTTCTATTTCATCACTTGTGTTAAATCTAAAAGTCGCTTCCGTACCAATTTGAGAAAACATTATATCATTGGTTCCCAATCCAGATCTTTTTATCCACCCAGACCAAGTAGCAGTTTTTGTATTTCCTGAAGAAAATGTTCTATTTAAATAAGTGCTCAATGCACTTTGAAACTTCAAACTACCATCAACAATCGGAGCACCAGATGCTCTATCCTCTGTGGAGGATGCAAAGTTAGGAACTACAAATCCCATTTATCTACCCTCTCAGCTAAAGTTTAGTGAAGCACCAGCAAGCAGTTGTGTTCCTGCTGCACCTACTCTATTAATTGTGAATGAAATTAAACTAATCGCACCGTCTGCTGTTGGAAGAGTTGGTGTTGAACCTGATGGGAATAAGAAGTAAGTACTGAATCCAACAGTTGCAATACCAGAATTAGTAATTCTTACTGTATGACTATCTCCTTCTGTCCCACCAGATACTGTAATCGTTGTGATACCAGTTGCAGTAATCTTGTGATCTTGATTTGTAAGATTTAATGTAATGAAACCACCTGAAGCTGATTCAGTTGTAATTCCAGCAGAAATACCAGTCAGTTGGGATCCATCACCATAATATGTAACAATACCAGAACCAACTGGACCCACAGTTGCTCCAGTGCTAACTGTTCCAATTCTAATTCCAGATCTTGCTGTAACCAAACCAACCGAATCAATGTTGGTTACATCTTCATAAGTCAGTGTTCCACCAACCGACACATTTCCACTAAATGTAGCCGTGGTTCCACTTACATTGGTTGCACTTAATGTGTTAGTGCTTGAGTTCCAAGCCAAATCACCATCAGTGGCAGCACTCGTCATTGTGCCTGATGTGAGACTGGTAACGACTAATCGTTGTGAACCAGAAGCAGCAGACAGTGTGGCACCTGCGGTGATTCCCGACAAGTTGGAACCATCACCATAAAAAGCAGTAGCAGTGATAATGCCAGCAGATATCCCATCTGGTGGGGAAACTGCGGATGAAAAGTCTGCTAAATTTGTTGCTCTTGTCATCTTACGACTTTTTACTTATTTATCTGTGCTTGATTTCTTCAAAAGTTTTTGAAGTTCAGCTGTGGAACCAACAAACAATGCATTAGTAACATTGGTTGGATTTTTGGCTTCCTCTTCTTTATTCACATCTTTTAGTTTTTGTTGAAGAGTCATCAGTTTATCTGTTGCATCAGCAACGTTTTTAATCAACTGACCAGCAACTTCATAAGCACGAGGCATTTCACTTTCTTGAGCTAACTCAAGAATTCCATTTATTGCTTCTTGTCCTTTTTCAATGATCGAATAAAGATTACCCCTTGTGTATTCATAATCTTTTTTGATATCTTCCGTGGAGTTTGCAAACTTTTGAATTTTTGAAGTGATATCATCTTTTTCAATTGAAACTTCTGTTGGTGTTACGTTAAATGTATTATCAAGATCTTGGAATTTGTCACTCATAACTTACCTCAAAAAGTGCTTCCGTTGAATCCGAAATCGTCTCCAAACTCAATCAGATTATCATCAGCAGTTGTGATACTGAGAACCTGAGCTCCAAGAACGTGATTCTGTTGAGTTGTGTTGTCTTGTGCTCTCTTCACTGTAAGTTTATTACCAGTTACGGAATCAACATACATCTCTTCTTGTCCGATGTAAATGTATGTCTTAGCCGTAACCTTGGTTCCATCATCAACAGAAATAACAGTTTGTGTTAGATCAACGTTTTCTGCGAGAAGTGTAACAACACTTCCATCGTAATCTTTGGTTGCTCTTGGTGTAACCTGATAAGTAAGATCTCTTTCTGCACTTGGTGAACCAGGTGTTCCAGCGACGTAACCAACAGTAACCTTTTTGATGATGTCGCTTGTGACATCTGTGATTGGACCAAAGACGTAAGCTTTAGCTGTAAATCTTAATGTGTAAACAAGAGCTCTTCTTGTGTCAAAGTTTCCTTCATAATCATCATCCATTGTGATGGAATCCAACTGAACAGGAATGTCTCTCTTTTCCTGCTGGTCTCCTAAAAACTTAACTGGAAGACTGTAAGCTGGTTGAAAGTAAGGTAAGATTTGTTCAACGATCTGAAGTGCATCTTCGTTGATTTTTGTCATAATGGACAATTCAAATCCCATGTTATATGGAACAGGAAGATAATTCTTCTTCAACTGTTGACCATCTGGGGTTTGATTAATAAAATAAGTTGTTTGAGTTGCCTTTCGGCTTGCATCATATCTCAAATCCGTAAATTCAAACGACATTCTTGGAAGAGTCATTTGAACTGGGCGATTCAAATCAGCCTCTTGCTGCATTCTTGCAAGAAACTTCTGAGTAGGTCCATATGCTAATGGAACTTTAATAACACTTTCAACGTTGCCTGCAGCATCCTTATGTTTGATTTCAATGTTGTTGAACAAAGAACCAAACGAAACAATAATGGATCTGAAGACCTCGTTATAAAAATACTCAAACATTTTTATGATTCAGTTATGACTTTATTTATTAGGGCATTCCAAATGGATTAGTTTCACTGAAATCAATAATTGAATCAGCAGCAATCTCAATGTTATCGTTATCTGCAAATGGTGTAACAAGATCATCTGTGTTTTGAACACTCAATGAATATTTGGCTCCAGATTCAGATCCAACAATAACTTCACCTGGTGTAAATGTTCCATCAACAATGGAAATTTCAAGTGAATTGGTTGATGGTTCCCACTCCTTCACTCTTGCAGTAACACCAGAGGTTTGGCCAGTAATTACTTCATTGAAGATGTAAGTTCCAACTCCAACTCCTGTTGTAATTCCTGTTGGGCCATCAATAACGATTTGTGGAACATTAGTGTAACCATAACCACCATAAGAAACGTAAATG